AAGTATTTAAAGAGGAAGATGGTTTAAGAATGGAAATGGTGCATGATATAAAAGGAAAGTTTTATAAAATGTATCCGGACAATAAAATTAAGATGGAGGATTTTTCTTAGGTCGTTTATCCCAGATAAGGGTTAGAAAGTATTTAATACCTTCTACCCTTTTTTCGTCTGTTAGTTTATTTAAAAATTGAACTCGCTGATGAAATGGTTTTTTGCTTAATGATAATGCTTCACACCACAGCATATATTTCTTACTATAGTTATCAACAATCTCACCGTCAGGTAACTCAATCTCCCTGACATGTTTAATCGTCATAGTCCTCCATATCAGCGTATATAGAATCTACAATTAATTCTAAAGAAGTTCCGTCAGTAAAATACATCACCATTGTATCTTCGTTATACACGATATCTACATGGCTAATTTGTTTATCTACTAACCAATCTGCTATTTCATTGATATCTTTGATTTGCATTTTACATTCCTATGATATATTCAGGCTTGTTAAAGTTTTTAATGGATTTGTTTTTTCTACCCCACTTGCCACAACTCTTACATACAACTCTGTGATACATCCTGTTGGCATTACATGCATAACCTTTTTTGATTAAATTTGTACTACCGCAGTTGCTGCATACATCATCTTTTTTGTAAGAATTCCAATTGGGATGGTTGTTTACCCAGCCAATTAGTTTTTGGTACAAAATTTCTGTAAGCTCTACATCCATTTTGTTGTACTTCTTCATTGTGGCCCATGCTTTTTTATTATTTGCCATGCATTGTATCCATAGCTCATGACCAGAATGAGGAACCTTTTTACCAAGCTTTAATGCCTGTGCTACATAATCTAATTTATTACTAGGAAAATTAAATTTACTTCTAACTGTTTTGATTAAATCAATATTTTTATATGGACTAGGTGGCTCTAGATCGTATTTAATAAATTCTTTATTGAGTGTGGGCATATCAAACTTAACGCCGTTATATGTAATAATAGCGTCTGCCTCACATATTAAGTCGTATATCTTTTTAATCATGACTTTAGGCTCATCTTCATGTACAGATGAGAACATGATCTTCTTTTTACCATACCATTTAGCAGCCCAGCACATGACATAACTAGACTCTATAATTTGATTGATGCCAACGTTAGTTTGATAGAGCTGCCACACATGAGCTAAATTTGGTGACGTCTCTATATCTAATGTCAATATTTTCATTTTACATGGCTGAAGAATAAAGCAGCTTCAGCGGCCCTCCTTCTTTCTAGTCCTCTAAGTATTTTACCACCAGCTCTACGATACATAAGTAAAACATCTATCGCCCTTTCCTCGTCACCCCTAAGTAACGCTGACCGTACCGTGCTTCGCTGAAGCGTTCCCAAACCAAGATTAAAGCTAAAAGACACAAGAGCGTCAAACTGATTTTGTGTAAGTGGCACAGAAGGTAACAAACGGCGTAATCCATTTTCAAAGCGTAATAAATCTTTTCTAAGTAAATCATCTACTTCTTCTTGACTCCATTTTCTATCATGTTCTTTAGGTAGTGGGAATGTCTTCCGTTCGGAAATTTTAAGTCTGTGTTGCTGTGGTGTAAGTACATGCCCATAGCCAACAGTCCACAACATAGCAGGGCAAAGATAAGGCTTGTAATGGCAACCCTCAAAGTGTTTAATAAGTTTAATTCCTTCTTCACCAGTTCTCACTTCTTCTTATCCCAATGCCTTGATCCGAACCAGAACCCAATAATTGACGCTACGATAGCCATTTCCTCATCGCTAAATACTAATTCCATTGCAGTTGTAAAATCTACACCAGTTTTAATAGCCCAGATCATTCCGGCAACGTCAGTAAATAATAAGAGAAAAACAAAAATATAGGTGATAATGGGACGAACACTAGCACGGAGATTAACAACCCAAGAAGACGCATTGGCCGCCATGTCAGAATCATGTTTATATAACGCAACTCTTTCTTGCGCATAGGTTTCCATTTCCACTTGATCCGTTCTAAACTCTTCAATTTTTTCTTGAGATGCATATCCAGCCTTTGCCAATTCCATAGCACGTTCCATTTCTAATCGTGCCATTGCTTGTTCATGTTTTTGATCACCTTTTTGTTTAAAAAAATCTAATACACTTGGTAATCCACTCGTAGCAAATCCTAAAATACCTGACAATATACTTAACACTAGTAGCTCCTATATTTCATTTTCATCAAAACCATACTCATCAGCTATATGTTTACGTAACTCTTTAAAGTTTTTATCATGTCTTAAATAAGACTTACCGTAATAATAATTAGCCATATGTATTATTTCATGCACCATAGACTTAATTAAGCTAGTTAAAAATCTATGTCTATCCGGACAGATGCCAATAGTATCTGGATCCGGTGTATATGTTGCCATGACATTATCTTCTACAGGCAACAGCTCAAACTCAATTTCATTTGCTGGTGGTAATCCAACATCTCTTAAAACTTTAGTAGCAAGCAACATCTCGTAGACTGCTTTGACAGTTTTAATGTCTATTATCATCTAGCCAATGGGTTAGTAACTGCACGTTTAACAACGTCTAATTTATCTTCAACGCTTTTCACTAATGTATTTACCTCGCTCTTAATAGCATTGCCAGTAGCTTCTGTCTCACGCTGTGTTGCTTTGCTTAATGCTATTGCTTCTTTACTTAATGCATAAGACTCACTAGCCTTTTCTTGTAATCTTATATTAGCATCTAAAGCCTCTATTTGACGCTCTTTAATGCTATCTAATTGTGTTTGTAATTGTTGTATATCTCGCTTCATTCCACCTAATGATGAAGTAGCTTCAATCGTTTGATTCATCTTAATATAGAAACTGGTTAGACCATAACCGCTCCCCAAGACTATTGGAGTAATTAATATAATAATCCTCGCTATCGTCTTGCTTGAGAAATTCAAGGTAAAGCTCTTCAGCTCTTTTATGCTCATTTGGCAGCTCCTGTAGTATACTAAACTGATCAGTCAGATCAGGCTGGTAAAATTTAAATACTTGATTAAAAATTTCTTGAGAAAGGGTTAGTCCAAATCCATGAACAATTTCTTTTCTATCATCAACGACCTCGTTTACATCTGGTTTAGAGTCTTTATCGTTCCCATCCTCTTTTTCTTCTTCTACTTGTTCTTCGCTATTGGTTTCATCGTTGACATCTTCACGGACCTCTGCGACAGGCTCATCAACAGGTTCTTGTGATGGACTAGTCATCTCCGGCACACCTGCTGCCGGTGCAGTTGCAGTACCTACACTCATGGACGTGACAGGGTTTGAGATTGGATTGGTGACTGATATTGGACTTACTGGATCTATAGCGCTGGGCTTGCAAGTGTTTTCTGTTTCCATCCACTCTAGCCACACTGGTTCTCCGTAAGGGTCTGGACATGAGCTTATTCTTGTTTGAACAATCTGGCCTTCCATGCCAGAGTCGCATGCCAAAGTCCTAGAATCAGGTGTCGCAACGCAAGAAGGGGGATCCATAACGCAGAGATCAGAAGATAACGACCAATCAGACCAAGCCTGCAATTGACAAACATACGTTCTACTAAAATTACGTCCTCCGCTATAGTGAGGCTCGCAAGCTTCTGTTTTGTATTCAACAGTATCAACACAAAAGTCAATTTTATATTGATCACAAACTGGGTCATCCGGCCTATAAGATACGCACCAAAAATCTCTAACGGCGATTTCAGGATCAATATCAACGCAAGCAAGAGATTCTTCAACCATGTAACCATCTTCATCAGGTGTGTACGTACAATACCAAGCATGAGCATTACTCCAAGTTAACGCCAGTAGTAACAGTAGGCGGTGTCCAGTCTTTACCATATTTTTTATGAAATACCTCTGGTTTTAAATCATACCAAGCACGAATAGCTGCATTGCCTATACTGCCATATATAGGACAGGCGCTTCCGGAATCTAGCATAGCCTCAAATATTTCAGGCTGTTGGCATAATAAGCTTACAGCTGCTACTTTTAGGCCCAAATCATTGAGCAATCTAGCCCTGCGCAGCATTTCGCAATTAGAGTCTACGATAGTTGCTCCACCAGATATAGATAAAACTCCAGTGTTAGCTCCCCCTGATACCCCTGCGCGGCACATGTCACTCCCATAAGCTGAGATACTTGGACTATAGGCGGAGGGCGTTGGCATGCCTTTATAATTTATTGTTGTTTCATCAGCCTTTGCATACATTACAAAGAATGCTAAAGAAAACACAATCATGAGCATTATTAGTTCATCTTTCAATGACCTACCCACCCTCTCAATAAGAATGCAACAATGCCACCAATAAACGAAGCAATAGCCATACCTACCCAGAAACCGCCTTTAGACTTATTAGCTAAAGCTAGCAGCTCTTTAAGATCTTTCTCCATTGCTGACTGTTGCTCTTTGAGTTGTTGTACCTCCGCCGTCAACCGGCCTATTTCGTATGGATCTATATCTTTCATATCTTCCTACTCTGTATAAGTTAATTGGTGGTAATGTGTATTCATCCCATTTAATCATGGGTTAGGTATATAGCCGCGTTGGAAATCAAATGCTCTTTCACCGACCTGCTGACCTGTGACGGTTGGTGAAGTTAATCCACGTCTTGCTTGACCTAATAAATTAAATACAACATTTGGCGCATTCACACCTTTTAATTCTTTAATTACTTTAGCTAAATCTTTGCCTTTATATGATGTAAGAATATCAATGACTTCTTTAGCAACACCTTGAGCCATTTGCTCATTAGCTATTCTAGAATCCTGTGCTAATACTCTAGTGACTCGTCCAATGACATCAAGATTTGGGTCTATGTCATATACATCGCCAAAGAATTGTTTGTATGCAGTTGCTCTTGGCATTGTTTGTGATCCAAACATTTTGGTGTATGTTTCAAACATTTCAGACTCAACAATTAAGTTCTTTTTAAATTTATCCCATGCTTTAGGGCTGTCTTTAAATGTTTCTTTTAACACTCTCATTCGCTTAGGATCTCTAATGAATTTTTTCGCTAAATCAGATGATACTAAAAGCTGTTCACCCTCTTCAGCAACGCCTCCTAGAGCATTCATGATAGAACTTACAGCTCCGCTTCTAAATGCTTCTTTTTCTGACCTTGTCATGTTTTTAATCATAGACGCAACCATATCTGGATTATCTAACATATCTTTTTTAAATACATTAGCTCCAAGATTATATGAGTCTAATACTTGAGTATCGCCAGCAAAGATGTTTCTAGCGGTCTGGTACGTTTTATTTTTGCTATCTATATAGTTTAGTAGCTTAGTTCTAGTTTCGCCCTTAGCGCCAAGCATATAACGTCCTACGCCAGTCATTGGTGATTTATCAGCAAAGATTTGATCATCTAGGCCCATTTTTAAGAAATGCATAAATTCAGTATCAATTTTATCTACTTGTTTAAATGCACCTTTGTTTACTAAATCAAGAAGTTTTTCTGGGTCTTGTAAATCTTTTGCGGTTAAGTTTAGCTTTTTAATGACAGCGTCATCCATAGCATATAATCTACCGTTGCCGCCTAGAATTGTTTTAGGAAGCTTCACGCCTTGTTCGTTAGCTAAATCTACCGCTGTAGCATATGCTTTTTGCATGCTAGGACGTTGCAATATGCTTACCAGCTCATCTTCTACTGGTATTTGATACTGGAATGCCTTTTTGTATAATTTATCCGCTACGTTGCCTCGTGCAGCTTTAATTGCAGATACTTCTGTAAACAATTGACCACGCTTACCAAATGCTTGAGTTGTATCATTTTGCAATCTAGTCATCATTCCTGCATTACGTTGCTTTAAGAAATCCATAGCTTTTTTACTATTTGGATTTGGAATCATTTTAGCAATGTCTAACAACATTCTAGGATTGTTACTTAAATCAGCTAATGTATATTGTTTGCCTGTCACTTTAGAAAATTCTACTAATGCTTCATCTACTGAACCAAAATCCATTTCTAAAACATTTTTAACTTTTTCTAACGCTTGTTTTCTTTGCTCGGTTGTTTGCGGTCTTAGTCCAGACATAATCCAGTCTACAGTTTTACCACCAACGTTTTGTACGACACCTAAGCCAAAACCTAATCCAGCTCCAGTTGCTCCACCTAATATTGTAGATGTAGTTTGCTGTCTTACGTCACCTTCGCCTGCACCAAATCCAGCTAAACCGCCAACTAAACCAGTTTGCGCTATGAGTTGAGGAATCGTTTTTACAGCAGTTGGGCTACCAAACATGCCTCTAGTCATATAAGCTGAGGTCAATCCTCCTGCAACCTCTAAACCTAATGCAGTCTTTGGATATTCTTCAGCAAATTGCTCTTCACTAATACGCTCAAGACCTGTAGCAAGTTGTCTAGGACTAATGTTTACTGGCTCTCCACCATACAAATCAAACTTTTCACCGCCTTCAGTTTCAAATGATAAACCGCCAGCTAGTACGTCAGATAACTCTGTAAGTTTGTCTTTGTTTAATGCTAAGTTAAGTAATCCAGTAATTTCATCACCCCAGTTAGCTGTACCGCCTTTTAAGTATGATGAAAAACCTTGTGGCGTAATTGCACCGTTTTCCATGAACTGTTTTAATTGCACACCTTTAGTATCTAGATTTCCAGATATTTCAGCATCTCGTAATGTTGCATATAGGTCACGTAAAATCTGTGTTTCTATTTTACCTGCTGACTGAGGTGGAGTTGTGCGAAATGATGGTATTTTAATATCCTGTGTAATATCAGGAGTAACTGTAATACCTTTTGAAACTAATGGATCTTGAGCCATGTATTATCCTTACTTAAATATACCTTGAGATGTATCTTTATTTATAATATCTTTTGTTGACTCAATTGCGCCAATTTTTTGCAATCTGTTAGCTAAGTCATTTGTTTGATATTGTCTTGATTTTGCAATTTCTTGACCTGTTTGTAATATAAATGATTTAAGTTCAATCCTTGCTCTGTTTGGATCTGTAGCTAACATGTCGCTGTTTGCTAATTCCCATTCAGAAACTTTAGCAGCCAACATTTGTCTTCTGGTTGCAGATTCTTCTAATGCATCAAGCATTAATAAGTTACCTACTGTAGATTTACCAAGAGTTGGACTTGATTCAACAATAAATTGTAGGTCACGGTCAGTTGGGTTAACACCAAGCTGTTTAACCAATGGTGCCACCAATTTTTTACTGATAGCTTCAAACTCTTCAATATTTGCAAGCTGATCAACGTTATAGTTTTTATCAAACAGCTGACCAAATCTAGTAAGTGTTTTAGCTGCTTCAGCACCCCAACCAGTAGCAAGGCCTTTGTCATCTGCACCTAATGGCGCGATAATATCCTTCATACGTTTAAATGATGTAGCTTGGCTTATTGCATCATTACCTGACTGTGCAATCTCATCTGATAGCTTAATGTATGAATCTGAAGCATTACCTTGAGAAACGGTTTGGACGTTAGTCATAACATTTCTACGTGCTTCTGCCATTTGTTTAATGTAATTTAAGAATGCTGGATTTTTTTCAGCAAAAGTAAACTCTTTAATATCTGGAGTAAACATATCTTTGCTAAATTGATATGCACCAAAACCTTCAGGATCTTGTTGCATCATTTGATATGTTCTGTAACCTTCTGGTAATGCTTTAATTTTATCTAATTGCATGTCTTGTAAAAGTTTTTGCAATTGGAATGAGTCCATAATAGATTTATCGTAAGCATTGTATGTTGCTTGAGCTGTAGGAATACCAGACCTTACAAATGATTGAAGTGCATATGGCACTGCAGATCCGTAATTTTTATTTTTAGGTGTTGCTAAGAAATCTAAGAACGCCATACCAGCGCCACGCTTAGCAGATTGCTTACCTATTTGTTGCAATTGTTCAGGAGTAACTGCGCTAGATAAAAATGGTGAAGGTTGAGTAAAAAATAATTTAGATGGATCATCAAACACTCCACCTGTTAATTTATTAACTCCAGTGCCAATCTTACCAGCTCCAGCTGTAATATTTTGTATGAGTTGAGAAAGATCTATTGCCATAATATTATCCTAATAAGCTTCGGTTGTATAAAGAGTAAGGCATTTGTTTCTTTTGCACGCCTGCTAATAATGTGTCTGAGAACTGACCTTTAGCGCTTTTATCAAAACCACCCATGTCAGGCTCATAAGCTGTTACACGATTTGCTGTATTAAAGCCTGTCATTGTAGGTTCTTGTATTGGCATGTTTTGTGTTTCTGGTGTTTGTACGCCAGCTAATACGCCAGTTGCCGTTGCTTTAGGATTATCAGATAAAGCATCTACAGCTGATCCTAAGTTATATTCGCCAATGCCAATTTTATTTAAGATATTGTCTGAGTATCCACCACCAGTTGATACTGCACCTTCAAGTATAGGTTGATCTACTCCCATTCTTCCAGTTGCAGATAACATATCATCTACTGGAATCATATTGCTATCAAGCATGCCAGCCTTGCCAGAATACATGCCTGCTGTTTTTGGGTCCATTAATGGAGGTAGGCCACCCATAGTGTTTGTTACTCCACCAGAAATACCACTTTGTGTAAATGGGCTAATTAACTCTGGGTTACCATATGTTGCATTAGATACAGCACCGGATGTAGTAGCTGCAGTTGTTCCAGCTGTCTCACCAGCTGCAGCACCAGCTCCACCCATACCACCTAACATACCTGCACCAGCTCCACCTAATAGTGCGCCAGTAAAAGGATTTTTACCCATTGCCGCAGATGTTAATCCACCTACTGCAGCACCAATCATTACGGTTGTTGGATCTACCATTACTTAACTCCTTTAATTTTGCCTACTAGATAGCATAATGGTTCAAAAATCTTACGATATATGCGACCTAAATTATCACGCTTTTTACCTTTAGCTTCTAACCAAATATCAGCTGTTCTATGTTTAACTAAATGCTCTAATACAGCACGAACTGTTTTATTCCACCACTTGTTGCCCATTTTGTATGAGATTTTCACTAATGGTAAGAACATTGCATGATATCCAACTTCGTGTTCTTTTTTAAGTTTATCTTTAGAATATTTAAGCCATACAGCGTTTCTAAATGATCCAAAACCATACATTTCGTTCATTGCTGTGCAAATAATTTTTCCACCACCACCACTATCTTGAGTTGTAGTTTGCTGCATAGGAACAGGTGCGCCATATACACTACCAAGATAAGCAGATAGTTTTTGATATGGTTTTTGTTGAGAGTAGTTAAATCTTTCTACGTCAGATGCAAGTTTTTGTGAGGCGTAGTCTTCGCCAATTTGACCTGCTTGTAACATTCTTTCAATGTCTTGATAATCAGTTGCAGCCATTGCAGGAGCGTTAGCAACTGCAGCATCTTGACGCGCACGTTCTGCGGCGTAATTAGAGTAACTCATTTCAGCTGCTTTATTTGCTAATGTATCTGCTAAGTTTTGTGATGCTCTAGATTGTAATTCTTGCATTGCACCAGATCCATAACGACCTGCAGAAGATGATCCAGATTTAATACCTTGTAATGCATCATAAAATTCTTTACTTGCTGCTTTACCAGCACCTGCCATTACTTGGTTAAAGTATGGGTTGTTTTGTAAATATTGTCCACCAATTACATCGCCCATTTGTTGTTGGGCACTAGTTACTAATGGAGATCCTGCAGCTGCTCTTTGTTCAGCAGATTGCAATGCACTTAATGTAGTTTGTGATGCAGGGACATATGTGTCATATGGATAGTAATCTGGGCCTTTTGCCTCATATAATCCTTTTGCTTCATCAAGACCAAAGGTTATATATTCTTTTAACCATTCTGGAATATCTTGAGTTGTGCTAGACGAACCACCACCGCCGCCGCCACCTCCAAACAATCCTCCGCCTCCACCCCAAAAGGTGCATAATTCAATAGGCAGTGTTAATAATTTCCACATTGATAACATAATTTACTCCAAAGGTAATTCATAAAATTTAAATTTAGATTTGTAGCCGTCATGCTTGAAGACTTTTTCCCAACCTCTTCTGCCAAATGACTCTATTTGTTTACATTGAGTTTCTTTAGCAAAATCTTGTAATACGCTAAGCATAGGATCTTTCCATAACTTCAGATCTTTGCCTGCTGTAAAATGCATTGATAATGATTTTGTCTTTGGATATGTAACAATTTCAGTAACTACAAATCCAAGTATTTCTTTATCAAATGCTACCCATAATTGTTTATTTAGTTTTTTTGATTCTTGAACAATGTCATTTGCATCAAATCTACCGTAAGTATATTTTGCTGCACTTTTTAAAAATTCAGGAATTAATTTAACTACTTTGTCAATATCTGGTTTTGGAACTAATATAATATTCATAGGCTCAGTAAATAGGTATTTGGTCTAAATCCTAATTTACCTGCTACTTTTTGCCATGCTTTTCTGTCTGAAGAAAAGGTAATGGTTTGAATATTATCTTGTATTGCAAGATCTTTTAATAGGTTTAAACCAACCTCTAGTTGGTCAGGTTTTTCACAATATGCTGTCCATATATGCATGTTCTGATTAAATATCTGAACCGCAACAAAACCAACATAGTATTTATTATTAACTAATAAATATAATTGAGTTCTGCCTTCATGAACATCACAATAAAGATCTTCAGGAATCCATCCGGTGATAGATTTCGTTACTAGCTTATCAACACCTTTTTTTATTGTTGGCCAATAGCTTCTAATCTGTTCAGGACGTACTAACTGGAGTATCATCCAACTATTATATAACTATAGGTTTTATTTGAGGTGTTATTTGCAAAATGAGTGATAGTAGCTTCGCCAACAGATTGAGAACTAACGTATACATTGCCATAGCTTCTGCCAGATACCATATTTAAAGTTAATATCACTGATGGAATTGCAGGTCTGACAAATGGTGTAGTTTGTGGGCCATCATACCAAAGCTCTACTCCAACATCTGACACTCCACCTGCTACTTCTATATAATCACCAGCATCTAGTGATAGAAAAATATTCATCGCACCAATTAGTTCAGCTGGGTCTCCAGAAGATTTACGAGCAGGCAAACCAAACCGACTTGCAGAGTCTGCTACATCAGTTCCGTTAATGCGAAACCACACATCTGCATATTGACCATCGTTAGTTGTGTTAATTAACTGCAGCGAATACATCACATTGTACACACCTGCATCTCTTACATATATTCTTGATGCGTTTGTACCATCTTGGTATATACCATTGTTTTGTGTAATGTTATCAAACTCTACAACTGCTGTTGTTCCTGTAGATGGAGCAGTTTGTCCAGTAGTAGAATTAATTTCACCATACGGCAAAGCTGACTCTTCAGAACTTAAACTATCTGGAGCTAATAAAATAACTGAATCAGGACTAATTCGTTCATTATATATAGTTGTTTCAGTGGCCCATCCAGTATTTAATGTTACAACGCCGGTATTATTAGTTTTACCGTTCATGGCATTATTAACCACTTCAGATATTACACGTGGCTCTGCTCCTGAATATGGTAATACACGATATTGTCTAGCCATTATCTAGTGCCTTGTTGTTTTACTTCCAGATCTAATCCGACAGCCGTTGTCCAGTTACCAGTTGGTGATACAGATACACGATGATATCTTCCAGCTGCTCTAACATTTGCACGACCTTCGCTAGTTGTTGTGACAGAAGTTCCAAATGCAATATTGTCATCTAATTCTCGTCTTGATGCAATTTTAATATTAGCTGAACCATTGTCTATTTGTGGTTTTACTAAATTAATAACCGTGTTATATCCTAATTCTATATCGCCAGTAATTAATTCAGAATTATATGTAGATCCAGTAAAAGTAACAATTGTGTCGTCTTTTGCTCCGGCAAACAAAAATCTACCACCAACAAACAACCTATCATCTAATGATGCAGGCATTGTGTCTATGTTGGTATATCCTAATTGAGTCTCTAATGCTTCTAAAGTTACTCCAACAGTTGCTAAGTTACCAACTACTGTAGAATCTGTTGTAGCTCTGGACCATTTATTTAATTGCCAATTGTAAATTAATATACTTCGTCCGCCGTCAACATTTGGATAATTCCATACTACTAATTTTTTTACAGGATCAACTGCAGCTGTAATATCTTTAATTTCTGTTAATCTACAATCATTAAAGAAATATCTGTCTACTTTTTCTGTGCCTATTTGCTCAACTATTGTGCCGTCTGTTTTATAAAATCCATCATCAGCTAAAAAGAATGATGTAGCTCCGTATTGCGCAATACTATTGCCTTCAATACATCCTAACCCTCTGGATATAACGTCAAATTGCCAGTAAAATGGGCTCCCAATATATGAGGCGCGATAAATTGCCTTCTCAAGAAATATTATTCCTATTTCTCCACCTGACAGGCCAGTAATGGAACCTCCATCTGGCAAAACCTGTGAATCTGACTGTGATGTTCCACCGGAAACCCATAAAGTTTCGTCATTAGCATCACTCCATTGGACAGTAGATGGAAATGATGATGTTAAATGAGCAGCAAATACAAAGTCACGAACCACAGTGACATATTTTGCAATTGGTGCATTTGTATCTACATCCGCAAAAGCAGTAGACGTGCCAAGCGTCCATGATTGTATTTTAGATGAGTTATTTGCAGCTAAAATAACTTTACCAAACTGAGTAAAATTCCACGCATCTGTACTAGAATATCCACCAGATTTAGATACATCATCTAAACTTAAATCAGTATTATCAAGTTTAAATAGCTTAGTAGATCCGCCAGCAAATGCTTGTACTAAATCACCATATTTAGATACAAATATTTTATTTAAATTTTCAGTTGCAGATCCTGAGTAGTTTTTAGCATTATTAAATGGAGCGTAACCCATAGATACAGGATAAACATTTTTAGCATCTAATAATGCGCCAGAGTTAGCTGGTTGGTCAGGTAGCCACTCAGTAAATTTTAGTCTTTGGACGGCCATTTAGACTCCTACGTCTGGTAATGTTGCTGCCTTTAATTGTTCTACTGTTGTCATGCTGTCTACTTGTGCAGGAGCATCTCTTAATGCTTGTTTTTTAGTAACAATGTCAGAAGTGTCATCACCTGATTCTAACGCTCTTTGAAATTGAACATCTAATGCTTCTAATTTAGGTGTTCTTTCAGCACGAAGTCTGTCTTTAGTGATGTCTTTTGCTTTATTAATATTTACTTGTATAGCCATTATTGCCACTCCCATGCGTTTCTAAAAGTTCTGTCAGACGGTATTTCTGATACATTTACAATATGATATTCTTTACCTGCTGGTACATCTTTAGCAGCTAATTCTTCTATTGTATGTTCTGCTAACCATTCTGCTGTTGGAATAATAATACTAATTCCACCATCATCATTGTTATATACGATTCTTTTTTCCATATTTTTTCCTTATCTAAAAATTGCTACGCCAACTGGATTAAAATCACCTGCAATAGTAACAGTGTCACCACCACCTGCAATATAATAACTTTGAATTCTAACACTACCTGTTGCTCTAGCAGAAGAATTATCCAAAGTTGTAACATGAACTTGGTTTTGTGCATAATAACTTGAACCAAATACAACTGAATAATTGGTGTCAGGCATTGCTGTTGTAAATGTTAAAGTAAAATCTCCTGCGCCATTATCTGTTAATGATGAAATATTAGCACTACTTTGTAATACAGCAGATGGCTCATTAATTGATGCCCATGCTCTAGCACCATAATAAGGAGCAGAACCTGTTGTTGCAGTTAATAATGATGCAGTACCCCATGAAAATGTACCATCACCATCTGATATTAAAGCCTGACCAGATGTACCATTACCACTAACGTTTAATGCATCAGCGCCAACAGCATTATCTGCTATTTTTGCTGCTGTAACTGCATCGTCTGCCAAATCTCCTGTGGCAATTGTAGCGTCTGCTATTTTAGCGCTTGTAACTGCTCCGTCAGCTATATCAGCTGTAGCAATTGTTCCATCTGTAATATATGCAGATGTAATGCTGCTTAATGTTGCAACTGCACCAAGACCTAAGTTAGTTCTTGCTGTAGCTGCATCTGTTGATCCGGTTCCTCCAGCTGCAACTGCTAATGTATCTCCACTAGCTCCAGATTGAAAATCTTTTAAATGGGCCATTAATTCACGAATGGCATTATTAATGCCGCTTGGTGGACAGCCTTCAGCAATATTAATACTATCTATATCAGTATTATTTGCTGAAATTGAATCATAATCAGAAATCTTTACTTTTGCCATTTTTTATCCTTGTCGTAACCATGTGTTTGATTCAGGTGTATCTTCCACCCATACTTCGTTTCCAGTAGCAGAGTCAGTCCATACTTCTGAACCCACTGCACTATCTGACCATTCTTCGCCTAGAACATAACCAATCGCAGTTATTGTTC